AGTAATCAATTACGGTCTGGCAATATTCAGCGTCTAATTCGTTGTCCCATGTTTTAATAAAGTCTTGCATAAACATATTTATATGCGTACTTAATAGGTGTGTTAAAAGCGGTTAAAACACCGTTGCTCGTGTAAAAACACTAAAAGAGTACAAATGTATGCGAAACCTGTTAAGTCGACAAATAAGAGCCATATAGGGGTGGTTTTCGTGCATTTAAGATGTCTGTCGCACGGGGGTGTTTTTACCCACGATGTTTAATATTTTTGTTTTTAGGATAATTTCCAAACACTGTTGATACTAACACGCATGGGCCAATCAGAGGGTGGATTGCCGGCATGCGGAATACTTGAATCAAATATCACAGCACGATTGGGTTTGTACTCCACTGTACGTGAAGGATTGACTATGTCAACTTGCTGTTCCCAGAAACGGAGGTCTCCGTCACTGCCAAAGGGCCACCATACAATACTCTGCAATCGTTCTGTGTCATCTGCGATCATATCGCAATCTCGATGTGGGTATTGTTTACTTGCTGGTGTTGTACCATTTAGTCTAAGTACTTCAAGTTGTTTTGGTCCACCGGGTAATAGTTCAAGTGCAAAACAACTTGCTATTACGTTTGATAAACCTTTTAGTGGATCTTCCATTTCTGGATAATTCTTGTGCCAAAGCATACAGTTGTAATAGTTTTCATACTCGTCTTCGTATGCACTCTTTACCCTGCCATACTCCCACTGCTTACAATTTGATATGCTCTGTTGGATTGTGGTTAGTAGCCATTTAGGAAATACATCGTCTACTATCTTAATCATTGCCAAGGTTTCCAATGAACTGTCTTAGTTTAGTACTGTCAGTGTCTGCTCTTACTTTCTTAACAGGATCACCTGCATCAGGTTCTGGTGGCTCTGATGTATCAGTCGTTCTTTGTAAACCTTTTAGTACCGAACTACCTGTGCTACTTGAATAGTTTGATGTGTCATCATCTTCTTCAAGATCTCTAATACGCAAACTGTCAATGTCAAATTCTAAATCTATCTTTGCACCAACACCACTACTACTTCTTGTTTTCATAAGTTGTATCTGATATCTACCACGTTCACGCATTGCTCTACTTGTAAAGATACCAATCACGTTATCTGCTGTTTGTATCTTAGATAGTCCGCCACTGATGTGCGAATGATCAAATTCTATTTCTTCTACTGCACCTCTGTTCAACTGTGCCGCAGTTACAAACACACAACCTAATTCCATTGCAAGGTTACGCAGTTCTTCAGATACAAATTTATCTTTAATAAACAAATCACTTGGCGATACTTTTCTACTCATAGGCATCATCAAGTCTAAGTAGTCAACCAACAGTACATCAATCTTACGTCCTGTCTTAATCTCATACTCTTTCAAATAACTTCTAATGTCGTTTGTGTTCTTACCACTTGGCATATACTTGACTTGGAATGCTCCAGCCTTCTTACCAATCAGTTTAACCTTCATCTCAACGCCATCAAGATCTTTAAATATTTCTTTTGTTGGAATGTCTGTAAACATACTATCAACACGCATTGCTACCAATGCCTCACTTAATTCAAAAGTTAGATAACAAACGTTCATACCGTTCAATGCCCAGTTCACTCCTAAGTTTGCCAAGAACAAACTCTTACCTGCTCCTGATCCACCTGCAAAAATGTTTAGTTCTCCTCTATTGAATCCGCCAAACAGTTTTCTATCAAGTGTACTCCAACCTGTGCTTACTTGCCCGTTATTATCTTTTAGTCCAAGCAGTCTTGCTTTAGGATTGTCAAAGTAATCAATACCTAAGTCTTTTTGTAGTCCTACTTGTATTGCACTCTTGACTTTGTCTTCTACAGGACCATACTCACCTTTTTCAAGTAGTTCAGCACTTTCAAGTATTGCACGTTCAAGTCCTTTGTGTCTTGTAAACGTTTCAAACTCTGCAAGTAACCAATCATAATGTTCTTCACGTAGTCCTTCTGGAATTTTAAGATTTACATTACAACTTGCGTTAACCATTTCTTCTGTAGGCAATGCATTGTGTTCTGTAACATAGTTGTTCATAAACTCTGCCGCACCTTGTAATTTACGATCGAATAAAGTATGATCAAAGATAGTCTGACAACGCACAAATGATTGTGCATCACTCAACATCATTTGCAGATATACTTTCTGCACATCATAACCATACTCTTTATTCATCAAGATAATCCTTTTTTAGTTCTACTATTATACCATACTTCTTCATCAAAGTCAATATGTTTTTTCTCCAAAGCCAACACAGCACCAATACATGATCCTGGATCACCTGGATTGGGCGGTATCCAAAAGTTTTGCCAGTTCTTTCTAACCTTGTTCATTGCGTCTCGATTCAAAGCACAACCTCCTGTTACAGCAAGATTCTGACTTGGATTATTAAACTGTATGCTCGATGTAAGTTTAAGACACAGGTCTTCAAATACATGTTGTACAGCCGCCGCAAGATTATCAATATCTTTAATCTCTGGTGCCCACCAATTTAATCCTCTATGGCAGTTCTCCTTGAACTTGATATTACATAATGGATCAAACGACACATCAAAGAAGTCATCGTATAAACGTTGTTTATACTTGTGCGGAGTACCTGACTTTGCAAGTGTACAAATAACTGCTTCTTGTTTGTTAGGTTCATAACCTAAACGTTGTGTCATTGCACTGTACCAAAGTCCTAAACTGTTAGGATAACTTTGACTGTTAATTTTTGTTAGTGAATCTGACTCACCCTTCCACATTGTTAATGTTTCAAACTCTCCAATGCTATCAATACAAATTATATTACCGTGATTCCAACCACTGGTGTAATAACCATATGCCGCATGTGATTCGTGATGTGATACAGTATAGATAGGAACTTTAATGTTCCATTGCTTTAAATATTTTTTAATATTATTTTCGTTAAACAACCAACCTTGACCTGCCCACAACTGTCTAATACTTTTCAACATAGGACGTTCATACCAAACAACGTAATGTGGTTCACCGAAGTTCTTTCTTGCAACCTCAATGATGGTATGATTAAAGTGTGGATCGTTATCAACGTTACTGAAGTCTTTGCTCAGTGCCGCCCACAACAATTCTAATTTGTCATCTTCCTTTTTGAACACAGCCAATGATGCATCATGACTGTTACCTACCATTCCCCAAATTATCATTTTTTACCTCCGTGGTAACGTTTCCAAATTTTGTGTAGTATGTAAAACCATACAGAATTAATTGCTGGTTCTATTATTGCAACTGCTCCTGCTTCCCAGATACTTGCACCTGTGATAACACTTACAACAATCATTGCTATTATAATATGTCCAATAAAAAATACAATGGCAAGTAATAAACTTTCGTCCATGGTACTTTTTACAACATTCACAATGCCTTTAGTTAACTCTGTCATAATCATTTTACTTGTAGATAAACGGATCCCTTTTTTTAAGTTCTTCGATACGCTTCTTCATTCTGCGTTTCTCTTTCCAATCACAAAAAGGTTTTGTGATCTTATCCCATATGTTTTTTAACCAAACCATTTTTTACTCCGTAGTTTAATTTTCAATTCATTCTTTTCGCTTGATGATACAATTGAATACAGTGTATAAATTTTACCATATGCTTTTATAGCGTCATTGACGTCATTGATGTTGTTGCCCCATTCCGGCATACTAATACTCCAGCCAAGTTCGATTGCTTGTTCTACAAGTTTAGCACCTGCCTCATCTCTGTCCGGCACAACTATCTTATTTGTATTTAAACTATTAAGGAGCATGGCCTGTTGATCTTTGACTTCGCTACCAAGCAATGCACAGCCTTCTACTGCAATAGCATCAAAAGGACCTTCTACAACTATAGTATGTACACGATTGTAATCTTGTGCATCAAGATTGAATACATATCCAGGTTGTTGATCACTTAGATATTTTGGATTACCATCTTTGATCTTACGTGCAGTGTATCCTACTATTTCTTTTTTGTGATAGAACGGAACAATAATTCTGTCTTTTAATTCTGGTGACCAATGAAAGTTGTAATCTTCTAAGTATAAGTTTCTTGATTGTAGATATTGTATAACTTCTATAGGTGTGTCTTTACCAATAGGTTTGCTGTCTTTGGGTAATTCTTTTTTATCAAACTTAGGAAGTTTTACTTGTACATCACTAACGCCTACTTCCGCAATTTGTAAACACTGTAGAGCAAGTTTAGTAATTACATCATCGGGTGTGTTTAACCATTGAAACAGTTTACGCATTTTATAACTTAACTGTCTACCCGGAACCCAACTTGCTTTGAAGCCACAGTTGAAACAGTGATAACTTATACCACCTTCGCCGTTATTGATTAGTCCACCACGTTGTCTTTTGTCAGCATTAGTTCCATTGTGTACACAACAGGGTGCATTGAAACTTGTCCAACCACTTGGAGTAGTTTTCTTCTTAGCCGGTAGATGTAACTGTAGTGTCTCGAATACAATGCTCATAATACTATTATAGTACCTTATGAGCAAAAAGTCAACTAATTTCGGACTAATACTTTATCAATTGTTCCAGAGTTTGTTGTTGTATATTTGGTTCTCAAATATGAAAACACACCATTAAAATTAACTGGAGTAGGTTCAGTTGGATTAGTTAAACTTACAGATGTAATGTCTACCCAATTACTTGGATTTTGGTTTTCCAAACTACCTTGGATAGTTACTGTACCTGTAAAGTCAGTTGAGTATATCGCCGCAGTGTGTAAAGCATCATTGCCATTACGTGCCGCTTCGCCGGGTATCGATTCACTTTTATATTCAATTGGGTCAGTGTTATCTAACTCTGTGAAAGAACTAACGGAGTATGCTACTTTTGGTCCAGGGAATGCTTCACCGTGCAACTCGATGGTACCAATCATCTCAAAGTGGGTGTTAGCATAAGTTATTACTTCACTATTATCACTATCCTTAGTCAAGTGAATTGTATAAGTTAGTAACTGATCATCTAAGTTTAGTAAGTCGTTTGCAGTAATATTAACTTCAAACTGACCTTTAAAGTTAGGTGTTGATGTTTCTTTAATTGTTGCTGTTTTAGTAAGCACTTGTGTCTTAGCATGATCGAACGCTGTAAAGTGCGGCGTATACGTATTAAGTATGCTTATAGGCTTACTGTCATTATTTTTTATTTCAAAGGTCAACTTGTTGTCGATACCTTTAAAAATTTTTAAGTTTTTCTGGTACACTTGTCTTAACTCCGTTGTTGTGCCCGTAGTCACATTTGCTACGAGATTGGTTTTGGCATTGACTAAATATCTGGGTATAAGTTGCATAATACTATTTATTAGAGAATGATGTTAAGAAAAGATATAGAAGATAAATTTCCGTTTTTAAGTGTTGTTACCTATGGTGGCAATGAGTACGTTGGTATAGTCTGTAATCAGGATAATTTTATTACAAGCATGTACGTTTACTCAGAGTTACAAACAGATAGGCACAGAGACTTGTTCTTAGAGATGGGTGAAACATGGTGGTGGGAAAGCAACCGCATGATACCTATCAACATCTTTTTACGCAAAGAGATGGACAAGTTTAGATACTGTTTGGTTAACATGAACAGCAAAGACGTAAAAATTGTTCACGGACCTACAGTGAACTTAAAGAACCTTACACTCAAAAGAGTGAAAAGACGTTCAGTACAATTAGTAAAAAAGCCTAAATAATTATTGTTGGATTTGTTCGCAGAGCAGATTCATGTGGACTACGATTGCTTGTGCATAAGCCATCGCATGTGCCTTCTTAAAGTAATAGGAACCGTCTTCAGGTTTTACCCATACTTCTTGTAGTATCTCTTTCCAAGGCTTGTCCTGTAGATGTCGCTTGGCTGGTCTTATTATTGCTAACGTTGCCGCCAACTGTTGTATGCTTGTTGGCTTCAACTTCTTTAGAAGAGAACTGTGTTCTCCTACGTGAAACAATTTGTTGCTGAATTCTGGAGCGGTGAGTAGATCCCATAATGGTTCCTTTTTCATGAGTTCTAAAAGATGCTGTTCATCTTTTACATCTTTATATATCGAAACATTTAGAAAGTCTAATTTAAAGTAACCTCTATCTTCTGCTGTCTTATGTTCGATCGTAGATAAGTTGTCCACAGGATTGTGTGGAATCTCAGTTGTGTATACACCAGTGTTGTGTTTCTTGCCTGTGTTAAGTTTAGCGACACGATGCTTGATCTTACCAAGCACTACATCTCTATCAGCAAAGTCTATATCTATATCAGGCATTTTATTTTGGCTCTTCTTTGTCCATGCACCATAGCATGAATACGGGTATTACGTAACACGCACATAGAAATAATATTCCGTACAGTATTACCATTTTGATTTGTACAATGTTTGTATTGTACCATCTCCGGGTATGTAGTATCCTTCTATTTCTCTTTTATTCACTCGCTTCGACAATACTACGTTCGATTTCTTTTTCGACTTCTTTTTCTTTTTTGTCTTCATTTTGACCTACCAAGTTAGTTGGTTTGTTTATTGGCATACCACTTCTATTGAACCATCTATCATCATCTGTAACATACACATGACTTCTAAACTTTGTCTTGTCAATGTCTTTGCAAGTGATTGCACGTTTATGAATACCACCTTTATATCGTGTGTAATCTCTGTTGACCAATTCCATTGATCCTCCACTTGCAGGACTGCCGTAAAGCCTATCTATACTTTCTCCGTCAGGTCCCATATGGTTACTGATTACTTGATAATTGTTGTTACTCATAGTTAATATTATACATTTTTATTTGGTTAAAGTCAATCACAAGTTAGCCTTTTGAGCAATTTCTTTTACCAATTCTACATCAACAGGACTGCGTTTGAATCGTAATGCCCAATGTTGTGGATCCATTACTGAATATACAATCCCAAGTTGTTCGTCATTAAATTTGGATAGCATCTCTTTGCCACTTGCACAATTCAATACAAGCCATGCACTAATTTTACCGTCACGTAAATGTTGTGTTACTCTGTTAAGACTTGCGTATCTAAAATAATCATTCCATGGTGCTTCTTGATCATCTGCCCATTCCATCATAGTTTTGATTGAACGTTCTACTGCTGTTTCAACACCTTCCTTCTTTAGGATATCAATTGCATACTTTTCATACAGTTCATCTCTACACCAGTGATCAAGTTTGACTCCACTTGTTACTACATAGTCGATATACTTTTCTGGATACAGTGGTCGGACGTTGTTTACAAAAGATCCAAACTTTACAAATGCATTATAGTATTGACTGTCACAGAAGTCTTGATATGTCTTTTCTTTCTTAATGTTTTGACACAGTACATAGAATCTTGTAAATGCATAAAAGCCTAACTGTACATGTTTTTCATTTTTTTGTAATGCACGTCTTTTCTTTTCGCACATATGAACTGCAAGAGTCTTTTCTCTTGAGTATGATGTGCCGCAGTATGGACATACAAATTTTTTATCAGACACGTTAGTAACCCCTTGCGTATCTTTTATTTGTATCGTAACCTGCTTTAAGAACTGCTTCTCCGATATCTTTGTAGTCATTTACTTCCTCTAATACTTTTTGATATTTTTGTGCAAACGCCCTATCAATACCTACACCTAACAAAGGTGATATGCGTTTCATCAAATATTCATAATACATCATAGGCGTTGGGTGATAATCTAATGTAGGTTTCTCATCTAAGTTACCCATCTTTGCACCTTTGAACTCTAAACGTTTATCATGCATCTGTACCATCCAGTTGTACATATCTTTTTCAATCCAGTAATTATTTTGTAGAATTTTTTTGTATGGTGCCCAATACGGATCCTGTATTAAATCTTCTCTCATGTCTGTACCAAAGATCATTATGATTCTTGCTTTACAACTTGCTCTTGCAATACCTATTGCGGCATGTATAGAGTTGAATGTGTGCATCATATACGAACGTTCGTCCCATAACTTATTCATTACAAAGCCTTTAGTAGAATCAGCGGCATTGTCTACAAATATGTTGCCACCTGGATACCAACCCTCTGGTAAGTCTGGATCACTCTTATGTGAATCAAATCTATGATAGTCAGTCCATTGTATAATGACTGTGTCATCAGAAGTAAAGTCATGACGTAAACATGCTTCACTGAAGCGTTCCATAATTTGTCTATTGCCAGCACCTCTGTTACCCCAGTTGTAAAACTCTTGATAACTTTGTCCTAAGATGTCTGCCCATGTTGGCCAATGATACCTTGTTAGGCTACAACCAAATGTAAACAGTCTTCCGTTCTTTTTAATTATGCCCATTGAATTCCTCTATAAATTTTTCTATATCTTTTTTCTTATTCATATCAACTAACATCTGTATTTCATCTTGTTTCATGTTAGGAAATATTTTTTCAAGTTCTTTCCCTGTTTTATTTGTTGCACCTTTTTTCTTTTTGTAACCAATCCATTCATGATATTGAATAGACTTGTTTTCATTAGATGTCATACATAGTAGTTGCCATAAAAGTTTTTGATGTTTAGCAACTGTAAAATAATTCTTGTTGTAATATTCATTCGTCTTAAACACTGCAAGTTCTTGTGCTTCACGTTTACCTTTGACTACACTGCAATAACGATTCAACAAATAGAAACTAACTTGCTTACGTTGATCGTCAGTAAGTTCGTCCCATACTTCCTTTGCATTCATATCGATTGCACCGAGTATATCTTTTAAAGGTAATCTATCAGCCATTTAATTTTGTCTCTATTGAATATGTCATACCTATTGTAACACGAAACGGAACAGTAGTCAAGTCCATCGTGTGCCAATAGTGTGCAGGAAACAGTACACCATTTCCTTTTTTATATTTTGTTCTTGTTAATTCGGTTTTACCATCTTCTTCAAAAAATATTGTATCACCGTCTGCATCATTAACATAATAAACAAATGTCCATAGTCCAGGCTCGTTGTTGCTTACGTCAGTGTGTGGACCATAGTAAACATTCTGCACAGTACCGTTTAGTCTTGTACGTGTTACTTGGTTAATCTCTGCGTCTGGTATTGTGTTAGGAATAATATCACGTGTCAATGCAGTATGTAATAACTTTGTAAGTTCTTTGTGGTCATCAAGTATATTGCTTTGTGTACAAAACATAACGTCAGTGAACAGTGCAGGAGTTTTGTATTTGTCTCCTTCTTCGTGTTCTTCTGGTACACTAACAAACTGCCAATTAACATCTTTAGTTTGATCCTCAATGTATTGTACAAGCCAACTCGGAAACGGATTCTCGATATTAAAAATATTATCTTTGCTTACTGTCATCTTTTCAAAAACCTTTTCGCGGCATCAATTGGATTACGTAAACCTTCATACGTTTTATCAATGAAGCCTATATGTTTAGTTAGTTTGTTGTCTAATGCTTCAAGTGTTAATTGTAATTTGTCAACCTTTACATTTAACAATTCTATATCTCTCATTAGTTTTTCTTCGTTGCTTGGACTCACTTACCTAACTCCTCTATAGTTTTTGTATCCTCAAAGTCTACTCCTGTGTCTGTGTAAACTGCTACCACAGTAATTAAAACTAATAAAAAAATTAATAATCGCATTTACTTCCCTTTCTTTTTCATTCGGTTTATAAAACGTGAATAACTTCCTACGCCCATCATAAGACTGTTCATCTTGTTCAGTTCTTCTGATGAAACCAAATGTGTCTTTAATTCGATCCGCTTTTCTGTTAGTGGTACCAAGTGTAGCCACGGATCACCTGGCTCAATGTTTAGTTCACTGTTGAATGGTACCATCAAGTTAACAATAGTTGCATGTTGATACTTGAACTCTGATATAGCAGGAACTGTCCAATACTCTATTGGATTAGTCATATGCCATTGTGGACTTGTCCACAACCACTTGGTTCCGCTTGTATCTCTTATCTGCCACGGACTCATTACCTTGCCATGAAACATGTTTGGCTTGTGGTGTGCATAGTCTTGTGGGTCATGTGGTATAACAGGACTACCTTCTGGATACGTTTGTATCATTGCTTGATCAGGTTGATCAAATGTTTTAATTTTTAATTGCATCCAAGCAGGAAACATAACGCCTGTTGTTAATAATTCATTTACGTGTGGACAACGTTTTAGTGTAGCATTGTCTAAGCCTTGGTATGTCATACTATCAAACTTACGTGTTGATACCATCTTCTTCCACCATTCAGGCATTGTATCTTTGGCAAGTTCAGGCTCATACGCATCATAGATAACACGCTGATCAGTAAAACAATCTAATGTTATTTTATTTGGCTTATTAAAAATACTAAACATCTTGCCTCGTTATATGATCGTTGTCTGTTTGTTGTGGGCGTTCTAACTCACAGTGCCAATTCATACCCATTACAATTCTACGTTGTGTAGATTTGTTAGGTTGACTTCTATGACTCAACCAACCAGGAAAGAACACTACGTCGCCCTGTTCGACTTCAACCTCTGTAAAGTAGTTATGAAGTTTTGATTGATTTTGAGCGAAACGTGGATAACCTGCAAACAACGTTCTTTCTTTATTTTCAAATTCTAAGTTGCCACCATTCTTTGGTTGCTGTATGTACACACTACACACAAGATGACTATTTCCGTGATCGTGTGTGTCAGTCCATGCACCTTCAAAGTGACTGTTAACCCAACTCTTTGTTATACCAAATGTGTTGAAGTTCAAGTCCCATGCTTCTAAAACTTTGTTTGCTTGACCTTTTAACCAACCGTTCAATAGTCTTGCTTCTTCCCACAAGTGTGGAGCATCAAGATGTCCTGTACTTGTAATACCACCATCTTGTTCTACTTCGCCTGGATCAGCAATAGTGTCTAATAGTTTTGCACTACGTTCAGCAATGAAAGTTAAGTCAACAGGACATTTGACTTTATAAACTAAATGAGGTGATATTAAAATAGGTTCCATTATTTGTTTACCACTATTAATATTTTTTGTTGTTTCTGCCATGCATTTATAGCCACGTTACCTTTTATATGTTTGGTTACTTTTTCGGTCCACCAATCTTTCCCTTCAATTATCAAATGGGCATTACGACCATCTGGTAATGTTTTAATTGCTTCTCTTGTGTCAATTAATAAGAACGCACTCTTTTTGAATAATGTGTTTATGTGTTGTAATACGTTATCAATCATTTCGGGTTCAATGTGTTCAAGTACATCTGTACACATTAATAAGTCTGTTGCAAACTCAGGTATCTTGTTATATTGTAACACACCTGGATCATAACCTTGTAGTTCACACTCCGGATAACGTTTACCAATCTCTATCATAACGTTACCTTTACCACAACCATAGTCAGTTAAACTCTGAGGCTTCCATTTATCAATCCACTCATTAAGTCCTTTGTACTTTCCAGCACTGCCGAAACTTGATTTGAGTTGATGCAATTTCCGTAATTGATTTTGATAATGCCCAGAGTACAACTTCATTTAAAATAACTCTCCGTAGTCAATAGTTTCAATCTGTCTTGATACATCTTTAATAAAAAATGCACATAACGGATTCTCACCTTCTGTAATTGGTACACTTAATAATTGACCATTTTTAGTTTTAGGTACATGCCATTTTACATCATTATAAAAGTTTGTAACTTTTAAATCTGCAAAGTCTGGTTTGTAACTCTTTAAGGGATTAAAAACAAATGCTTCAAAACCTCTGTCGTTGATACTTGTCAACGGAAGTATTTCTAAGTCGTTACCTGTTTCTGAATCACCAACTGCAATATGCCAATCAAGTGGCATACTAATTTCTTTGCCGTTAATCTCCATAACAATAGCCGGCGAACTAAAACTTTCTAAAAATATTAGAGGTATAAAAAAGAAGTCAGGATTTTGAGGATCGCTGTTATCTAATACACTGAATCTAATATCTTCTTCAATCTGTTCTGGCAGGTTGTTAAGTGAAAAGGCTTTATTATCTAATGTTAATATATTCATTTAGTTTCCTTTATTTTTGCCAATCTACTTTTTCAATCGTAAACGGATATTCTGCTTCTTTGTAAAACTTCTTACGTGATGTTAAATGTCTCTTTGCATATTTGCATGTCGATGTAACATCCCATATCTGTACAAAGTCCTTGTCTTGTGCCTTTCTTATGCCTCTGCCAATTGATTGAATTACTCGGACAAAACTCTTGCCTGGCTCGAGTAAAATTAAATTAAAGATACGTGGTATATTAATACCAACAGCCGCAACACCATATGTTGCGATAATAACTTTGTTTGTACCTTCTTTAATTTCGTCATATGCATCTTTTCTATCTGCAAGTTTAACATCGCCTTTGACGAACACTGCATCTGGAAGAAGACTTAATAATTTTTCACCTGCTGATATCCTATCAACAAGTATTAGTGTATTACCTGATTGTGAAACAGAGTTTACTAACTTACCAATATATTCTAAACGACCTTCGTTTGTTGTTAGATACTTTAGTTCACTTTGATAATCTCTGTGTACTTGTGTATCAATCATTTGTAATATGTTAACATGACACTTACTCAATACACCTTTGTCTTGTAATTCTTTTGCACTGATGTTTCCTATTACAGGACCTAAACTTGCAAGAATGCTTTGAAACTCAAATTGTTCCTTAGGTATAGTTCCTGTTAGTCCCCAACGTATAGGTGCATTCTTTAAATTTTGTGTTAATAGTTTTTTAAGTACATCGGCTTTTGCTTGGTGTACTTCGTCAATGATAATAGTTTTTACATTATCTAAAAACTCTGCAAGACTTAAAACACTTTTTCCGTCTTTACTACGCTTGTCAAGTATGTTTAAACTTTGCCAAGTACAAATAGTATGTGTCTTACCTAATTCTTTCCTATCACCAAAGTATACACCTACGTCGAGTCCACAGTTAACATAGTCTTCTTCTGTTTGTGTAACAAGCGATTTGTTAGGAACAATAACTAACGTCCGACCAAGTTTTTCTGTAATGTGTGATAGACATGCAGTAATAATTGTTTTACCTGCACCAGTTGCAACTTCTTGTAATGCTTGTGGATTGTCTAAAAAGTTATTAATTGTTTCTACTTGATAGTCACGTAATATAATAGGTTGTCCTTCAAGTTGATGTCCTTTAGGCCAATTACGTGCCGCGAAATAGTTTTCGTCAATCTTACTAAATTTTAAATTGTGTGTTTGTCTATTGTCTTTAATCTCTGCAACTTCAACACCTTGTTCATTTAACACCTTTAGCACAACATCAAGATGATTAATGTAACCACTACCACCTAAACCAAAGAAGCCTACAGTTCCGTCCCATCTACCAAGTTTGTACTGTGGCAAGTAACGTGCATACGGAACTTGAAACTTTAGTTTGTTTGCAATCTTTCTACGAACGTCAACAGATAAGTTTTCAACCTTAAAGTTTACTTCGTCATGTATTACTATTCTGCAACTACTCATATGGCTTGAATTCCTGTCGTGTATGCGTTATCGTTATGTCTTGTGTATCTTGAGATAATACTATCTTCGGCTGTCCAAAATATTTTCAAATCAAATCTTTCTACATATTCTTTTGCAACAGTGTAAGATCCTCTTGAATTACCAAGTACAAGTACACTCACTGGATCCCAGTTAGACTTTAAAATAGGTTTTGTTATTTTCTTTCGATTAGCAATAACAAGTCTTGTTGAATTGCTTATACTATTATTTAATGCCTTGTCCCTGACGAATTGGTTAAATTCACCATTGTTCTTATTGTCCAATCTAAACATAACGGATATGTCTTGATTATATAAGAAACCTTTCGTTGCATGATATAACATACTTAAATGGTCTGTTGCAGAATCAGGCTCAAGCAATACAATACAAGGAAACCTGTTTAGTTCGTGTAGGCTTTCAAGTACATGATCTAATGTCCATTCGGTTGAATTAATAACAACCGAACTATTTTTTCTTTCTAAAATTTTGTGTGTAAGTGTTGAGACTTGTGGACACGCAAAGTCTGGAAAATGATGTAACCCATACAAGTATCGTTTATCCCAAAGTTCAAGCATATTCTCATCTGGATTAGGATACCTATCAGATAATTTTTGGATCAATGTTTCATTCATGTTCTTAAATTTATTTTCATATATGCCTGGAACAATATTATCCTTGTCCATATCAAACTGTACAAGTTCGTTGTAGTATTCTTGTACGTCTTTGCCAATTTCAAAATCTTCTTTAAATTTATGTGCAACAGTACATACTTTGTAAATGTTTCGTTCGTTTGCTTCAAAATGGTGTGTATGCTTTTCGTAGTAGTATGTGTCGTCATTTTCCTTTTTTAGATCTTGTACGTGTTCAATTACCTCATTACTAAATGGAAATCTAATACTTACATAATCTAAATTATTCTTCTTTGTAAACTTAACCCAATGACTTTTGTCTACTTGCCTATAGGGTTCTCTAACACCGTCTACGTGTTTGGTAACATCAATATTTTGATTAGCAAATTGCTCTGTGTAATATTCAAGTATTAATTTTTTAACAAGTTCGTGTTGCTTTTCGGTTAGTGCGGATCCTTTGAATACCTGACGTGCAATACTTGATAAGACTTTTGAGTTGTCAGGATGTAATTGAAAACATTTATCTTTCCAAGTTTTGCCAGGCAAGACTGTTAATCCTACAACTGCTTCTAATAAATCTTCAACTTTATATTCGTGGTTCATTTGTGATTCCTATACTATAAACTTTATTATACAGGATTATAGTTTAGAAGTCAAGTGTTTTATTGGGGTTCCTTGAGATATTTCCGGCACACTCCATTCCGTGTATGCCAAATTGTTAAGCCATTGTTCTCTATCAGGCAACAACGGATTGTTAATGTTGGTCAAACTTTTTATACTCATGTCCCATGCAAGACTGCTTTGACCCGTGAACACTGGGATACCATTCATGACTGCCTGTGTTGCAGGATTGCTTGACCAATTTATTACAGCATATACATCTTCAAACTGTAAGTCAAAATCATCATAGGTACCTGGTATTTGTTTTGGTGCTTGTACTTCTATGCCAGGTATATTAAGTTTGCAACGTGGATGAGGTCGAACAACTATTTCTTTGTCTGTCCACATCTGAACGCCTCGTATCATGTCAACCACAAACTGTTGTATAGGTGGCATGCCTTCCCATTGTTGACTCTTGTCATGCTGAGTACAAATTATAATCTTACTGCCGTTAGTGTTCCAAGGTTTAAGTTTTAGTCCTAATTGTTCAGCACGATCACTATTGTTATTACCATCTGGGAATATAGCATCTCTGTTTATACCATCAATACCAACCTTCCAAGTAGTGCCTCTGAACAATGCTCCTACTTCAAGTACAATAACTTTTTTATTTTGTTTCTTGAAATGATCCCAAACATTTTTGTTTGCTGACATTCTACCATGCCATAACACACTCCATATAACAGCAACGTCGGCATCGAGATCGTTGTATACAACTTCGTGTCCTAATGTGCTTACACCTTGGGCGAATGCTTCAAAGACAGGCTTTGAATTTAATGCACCATTGTGTGTAAACAAACTAAACTTCACCTTGCGTCTTTCCAGTATTCTTCGTGACGCTTTCTAAATAAGTCTTGAAGTTTACTTTTGCCTACTTGCTTACGAGCACCCTTAAGATGATCAAAGTATGCACCAAGTTCTGTGTTAATCAAAGGATGTCCTTCACCTTTAACAAGATGCCCACTAAGGTCTGTGATGTTAGGGTGTTGTAATCTAATATTCTTTAACACTTCATCAAATACATAACTGTCATGCCATTCTTCCATTTTAAATATACCGTTGTCTGCATCTTCATAGACACGTTCAAACTCTTTAAGAAAGTCAATAGCACCTTGTTGTTTGATATACAATGCATAGAATCCACACTCCGGCCATTTGTTACCACGACCTAAATATGCTAACCAATTTGTTTCAGGAAAGAAACTAACAAGTTTTTCTTTTGTAATAGGACTATGACAAACAGTATCTCCGTCTATCCATATTACTAAATCGTATTCTGTTTTAGTACATGCGTCATAGACTGCATACACTTTGTTTGCAAATCTAATAGCGTCCCATTTAAATTTCTTATGCCAATCACGCGGACGTCTTGCTTTTATATCCGGAGGACATATTCCATTAGCCTTAGGCTCGTCCTTCCATCTTTCTTTGAATGCATTTAACTTTGGCAATGCCTGTTTAGCATCTACAATAGTAATTCTTTCATCAGTGTTTGTTGGTGTACAGTTTTCAGTATACACAATTAGGTCAATATCTTTATCTACATGTTTACTAAATGTATCTATAAATCGTTGACCATACAATTCTAATCCTTCTTGATGGAATGTAGTTAGTGCTAATACTTTCATGATATGTACTTTCTCATATGTCTCCAACAACTTCCGTCCTTCAATTCATCTAATGTCCAATGACATTGTGCAAGTTTCTCAAGCCACGGTCCTCTATCAAACTCTTGTGGTTGTGATAGATGTTTAAAATTATAATGAGCAACATCTTTTGCTTGACTGCGTCCTGCATCTGTTAAGAAAATAGGCACACCTTCTATAGCGGCAATGATCGTTGGACTACTGTTATGTCCAACGCAGGCTCTTGCTCCTTGTAAATCTTCAAATATAGTTTTAGACTTGCTGACCCTAATATTTAAATCTTTAATCTGTGACTCGTATGTATCTTTGTGCTTATCACCAGGATGAAAACGAACAATAATAGGGGCGTCAATGTTTTGTCTAATAAGTTCTACAGTTGCACGTAACCACTGTAGTACATTTTGTCCTTGCATACTCCAACCATTGTGTCGCTGACAACAAATTAAAATATGTCCAATACTTTGCATTTTCCAAGGCTTTACATTAATGCTTAATGCGTTTTTCATTTTCTGCCAACGCAATTTATCAATGTTATCTAAATCGTTACAGTATTCTCCTGTGTTAGCAAAGATACCATCGTAACTGTAACGCAAATATGTTTTGCTATTCTTATTATCATATGCAAGAAATAAATTACTGTCAACAATAACACAACGTTTACCACGTCTTAATTGATTCTCATAAACTTGTCTACGTAATTGTAAGTGTGCTGATTGTTTGCTGTTAGCATGTACAAAGCCTTGTATAACTGCAACGTCTGTGTCCATAGGATGATATGTGTTAATAATTAATCCTCTGTCACCAATAAGATTTACACCTTGAATAAAGTTTTTAAGTAGTGCTGGCTTTTCCGGATTTGAATTCCCTGGAGGAATTACTTTCATGTATGATGCTACTGTTAACACAAACCGTACTCCTCTATAATATCTAATGCTCTGTTGTTACGTAATTCAGTTGTAGTGTAGTTACAATATGCTAACCAGTTCTGCCACTGTAATACCTTTTCTTCTTCTGGGTAATATGGACTTTCAATTTCTGCAATAGTTTTTGTACACAACTCATCTGCCGCACCTGGTGCAAGTGCAACAGCAGGAACTCCTGTACTAATTGCTTCTGTTGCCGCAATACTATTGTATGTTACTACACAATGAATTTGTTCGTTAACAAGTTGCATAGGCACACTAAATTCACCTACACGCTCTCTGCGTAGTCCTTTGTCTCTAACAATAATTTCTCTGTCAGTATATTTTTTAATTTCTGCTAATGTTTCATCTACCCATGTATCCCTATCTATGTTGTAAAAGTTACAAGGTTTTGCACTTGGTGTTACAACAAGAATAGGTCCATTCATTCTACGCCAACCTCTAAATCTAATAGATGACATTGACTGCGGAATATCTCTAAACCTATCATCTGGTAAGTCATAACGTGGCTTCATGTTTTGTACATTGTTCTTAACCACACGGTGATAATCTTTGCGTTTGTGCAAGTTACCCATGTAACCTGTATCAATATAATAATAATCACGCTTTTGCTTTTCACAAATGCGTATTGATTTACGTTCAGTCATTCCTCTAATAACAAGAGGTGTTTTTGAAATATCGTCCTTTAACATCTTGTGTCCAGTAGGTACAACATGAGTATATGATTCAGTTAGACACTGAACAATCATGTCGTTAGGGTCAGTTACAAAACACTTATCTCTCTTTTTAAATGTTACCATATGCTCCTGCTATTTGCTATACATCATATCTGATAAAAACTTTTTCCAAACATCGTGATATGAACAATGTCGGTAATTCTCAAACCAAGGACCGCCTTCTGTGTAGTGCAGTGCCTTCGGGGTTCCGTCTTCAGGTTCTTGGTACCAATCAACAAGCCAGTTCCATTCGTGACTGAGTTGTCCTACTTCTTCATCCTTAAGCCAACTAAATCTATGAAAGTATTTTCCATCGTAGTTAGGATTGTTTACGCTATCAATTGTTACTGCTTGGTTACTTGGATGTCCACAGTTCCATAACACAACACTTGACCAGTTCTTGCGTGGATATTGTGTTTGTACTTGCCCGTCCATCTTTGTTCCAGGCTTAGGTGTGTAATCATGTTGGGCACACATAACAGCATACTTGTCGTCTGCAAGATCAAATAAGTTTTTTACATTTTCTGTAAACACAATGTCGCTGTCAATAAACAATGCCCAGCCATCATAATTCATTAGGTGTGGAATAAGAAAACGTGTAAATGTAAATTCTGTACTTGCAAGTTTATCCTCGCCTCTCCAATACAACTTATCATTTCTTAAGTCGTTTTGTTTTAACGGAATTACTTCTGCTGTTGGGCATTGTGATTCAATGCTGTGCTTACAAACTTGGTAAGCAATATCTTCTCTGGTGTCGTATCCTACAAAAATTTTCATTTTACCTTCTTTCTATATCTTCTTCAATACACTTGTCGCCAAACTGTACTTCTAATATATGACAGTGTTTGTCTGTATTGTTGATTCCTTTGTGCCAAACATTTTTATCTATTGTATATGAACGATTAGTATCTAACTCTCTTGATTCTGCTCTACCTTCCCATTCTGTTTCAATAACACACTTTCCTTTCAACACATACCAGTTCTCACTGCGATGTTTATGTCGTTGCATTGACAAACTATTGTCAGGCTCTATTACAAGTTCTTTAACCTTGTAACCTTGCTGTTCGTCAAGCACTCTATACCAACCCCAACTACGCTTTGTCTTTGGGTATTTGTAATTTTCTAAAATCCAACTACTTGAATTTATTTTGTCTGTGCCACCTACTCCGTATACAAATTCTATTTTGTCTCCATATGTAGCATACTCGGGTACGTTGCCATCAACCCTGTCACCACCGTTAGCAAACACATACTCTCCAGCCGTAGTAGCCATTAGTTTAAATATTGCTCCACATGCTGTACCGTCGCTATCATCAAAACTTAATACGTTGTCAACACATTCAAGTTCACGTATAATAGAAAGTCGTTCTGCAAATGGCATGAAAGGTTGACCCTTCTTTGCTGTCAACCACTCATCGCTGTTTAGTCCAACAACCAGTTTGTCACCAAGTTTCTTTGCCGCTTTAAAGTACGCCAAATGACCTGAGTGTAGTGGATCAAAGCCACCTGTAACTAACACATACTTCATAAATGTATTTAATTTAGTGCCAGATAACATTGTTTATTCCTGGTTGCTCAATAAGTAATTGCATGGACACATTGAATTTATTCGTTAATAGTATCAGCAGAGTTACGTTTTCAAAGCACAAAGATATCAAAAAATTATTTGATAGAGTTGTTGAAGACTACCAAAAGCAAACCAATAATGTTAATATACAGCATATTAATACTTGGCAGAGTAAGGATAACTTTCACACTAACAACGCCTTCAAACATATTAGCGAGAGTGATGATGTTAAGGATTTTGTTAAGTCTATTACTGAAAAATTTGAAGTTAAACAAGGACAGCATATTGCTATTACCAGAGCATACATTCAAACGGTATTACCTGGTGGTTGCTTGACTAAAACAAAAAACACAAATAGTTTTTATTCCGGTATGTACTTTGTAACCAGCGATCCAAAAAGCGGCGGACTTGTAATTGACAATCCTGTAAGTGAATATTACTTTAATAAGATTCCAGTTGAAAATAAAAACGCATACAATAGTTGGCAAACTTATTTGCCGATGCCAGAAGGCGAGATGTATTTTATTCCAGGATATTTAGACGTTAGTACTACGCCTAATATGAGTAAAACTAATTTGGATATTATTACTTTTGATCTCGAAATAATCAAAAAATGACAAACGAAGAAGTTCTAACATTAATCAAGAACTCAAATCAAAATAAATTTAGCAACGTATTATTGTTACCTTTAGGAGATGACGTGTTAGACAAGCATATAGAACAATGGTTATTGGAACGTGTAAACGTGGTTAAAATGCCTGTGTATACCCCTGAATCATTAGAGTATGCTGTTGCTCGTGTAGACTATGCTTTGTGTACTGTAGGGCCCTTAAAATGCGTCTTAGACGCCAGTATACCTATGTTTATCAACATACATGATACTGAGTTTAACATAGTAAATAAAGATAATAGATTTGTGTTTGATCCGTTTAGAAATGAAGACAAAACCAAAATTGATTACACAACTGTATTAGATTTAGCAACCAAATGTTTAAAGAAAGACTTGGACAAACACTGGATACCATATTATGAAATGTAGTGCATTTTGGAATCATACCAATATAAGAAGTGGTAACAGAGTTTACCCTTGTTGTAGGTTCAAACATTCTGTTGCCACATTTGATGGTGACATAGACAACGTATTACACAGTACAGCCTACCAAGACCTACGTGAACAAAGTGCTAAAGGACAATTTATTAAAGGTTGCGAAAAGTGTTTCTATGAAGAAAAGATAGGACACAAAAGTTTGCGTGAAGAATTTAATGAGAAATATTCAATGGACAAAATTGAACTAAAGTTTCTTGAAATTGGTTTTGATAACTTGTGTAATTTAACTTGTGATGGTTGCAATTCAGAGTTCAGTACAAGTTGGATTGTGAAAGAAAAAGAAATCTATGGAGCACCTAAACACAAGTTAATGGAGATTGATGACGTTACAAATGTACCAGACTCGCTTGAAAAGATATTGTTTCTTGGAGGCGAACCGTTAATTACTAATAGACATTTGAAACTACTACGTCAAGTAAAAAACAAAAACAATATTGAAATTATATACAATACAAACGGAACGTTCATACCCAATGATGAAGTTGTTGAAGAACTAAGACACTATAAGAAAGTAACTTTTATCTTAAGTATTGATGGCGTAGGTGAACTTGGAGAACGTGTACGTAGTGGAACTAAATGGCCTGACGTGGTTAAGTTTATTGATTGGGTACACGATAATATGTACACATTAGAATTTAATTCTGTACTACACAAAAATAATTATATGGGTCTAAAAGACTTGCATAACTTCTGTACAAAATTTACAAACACACGTTGGTATATCAACGTACTAACATTTCCTTTTGATTTAGATATTAATATCCTTGATGCTGATGCTAAAAATGATATTATTAGTGATGCAGAAAAATTAAACTTACCTAACAAAGATTTTATTATTAATCATTTACAAAAGAATTAATCTTATGTAATAATTCAATAGGCTGTTTCTGTTGAAACAAATTAAGATAATGTTCTCTATTATATTCTAATATAGTTGTAAGTTCGTTATACATGTCTTGCAGTTCGTGTATATTGTAACTGTTTAGTTTGTCAACTTCGCCCATTGCCATTGCAAGTCTTGTTGAATGATCTTCTTCGTTGTCATATGATTCGTCTATGATTTGACTAAATGTCATGAAGCCAAGTTCACGTAATAGTGCTAACGTTCCTTTCAATCCAACAACAATAAACGGGTGCTTATACAAGAAACACTTCAATGCTTTTTCTGTAAATGCTTGTCTATTGTTATCCCAAAAGTCTCCTTCAGTAACAATACTAAAGTAACTTTCTTTGTAATAATCATCTGCACTTGGCAAACTTCTTGACATTGATTTATATGTAACTTCGTTCAAGTCTAACTCTACAGGCAAGTTGTCTTGTAATAATGTTACAAATTCTTTTGATAAATTAGTGTCTAATAAACTTTTGTCAAGATACTTTCTGTGTTCTTGTTGTGTGCTATTACCGTTGAATACATGCTTATACGCACCAAGCGGACAACTTAGGTATGTATGTTTAGCAATGTCATTCCTTAACAAGTGGTGTGTTACTTGTAACCTATGCATACGTTCTTGCCTATTCAAACACAAGAATTTTTTCTTACGTAAGTTAGTGTTACCATTCCAGTCTTTGTTAATATGATTGCGTACATCAATGCCATCATATCTATCAAGATGTAATTGTACATTAAAATATATTTTGTTCTTTGTGTTAAGAATTTTGTTATTTGTTAGTATTACCCAGTCAACAATAAAAGGATTGTCCTGTACAGTTTTTTCTACCAACGCAAGAAATGCATCGTCTGTAAGCCCCTCGTATGAGTCATCGATAACAAGAAAGGTCGGTATTTTATATGTTTTAAAAAAGTTAGTAAATGTTTTAAATGTGTAATCATTGTCTCCTACATATTCAAAGAATACTACAAGTTTGTCTTGGTTCTCGAGTACCTTATCATTATGTCCTTCAAAATCAATAATACCTTTGAAGTTCTCGATAAACGTACCAAGGCTTCTGGAATTACTATCCATTGTTATTAAAGGTATTTTCTTCATAGTAATTTTACATTCTTAACCACTGCTTCGTCTTGTGGTTTTAGTTTCGGATTAGATGGACACATTGCACAAATGCTATGTGGCTTGAAAATGTTTTTAACAAATTCTTCAAGTTCACTTTCTTGTACATCAATGTTAAGTCCTTCATAATCTACATATGGTTTCCAATCAACATCATCTATTTGTCCTGCTTTGCTCAAATATGTACGCACCATACTAATAGGAGGACACTTGTATAACTGTCCTTTGTATATTATAGGATATATGTTTACACCACATGCTTTATAACTTGCTTCAGGATCTTTGTCAGTCCAAGGCTTTAGTTTGCCGTTGATTGTTTGTCTATAATCATACCAGCCACCTTCTGTAGGATCAGTAACTTCTACTTCAACATCATCTTGCTTGTGTGCAATATCACTAACCATACTCCAGTTGCCTTTGCTGTAAAAAGCATTCCATAAATTAGTTTCGACCATTTCTCTAACCTTAGGATTTTTATTATGCAAACTACAACTAATTTTTGCTCTGCCTATTTTCTTAAGAACTTTTAGTATCTCTGGACGCTTAGGTAATAAGAATCCGTTAGTATAAACTTCAATAACTGCATGATCGAATATACGTCTTGCTTCTTTTAGTATATCGTATATGCGTGGGTGTAACAACGGCTCGCCACCAATAATAGTTACATGGTCTGGGTCAAGTCTTTTACCCCATGCTTCCATGTTCTTAATAATGTTTTCAAATGATTCTACGAAAGGTAAGTTGTGATCAATAAATCTATCGCAACCTGGACATGCCAGATCACAACTTGTCGTGATCATGTATTCAAGATTTGGTATATGATAACCGCGTTTACTCAAAGTAACTTTCCAATGTGCCTTTACGTTTCGTATCTAAAGTAACACAATGGAAGCCACCACTCAATGTACGTGCTTGACGCATAGGTAATGCTATACTTTCAATTCCCCATTTATCTAATTCTTTACGCAATGGTTCTTGATTCTCATCACAAATTACAAGTTTCTCATTAACACTCATAAAGTTCAAACCAATATACTTACTGCATGGCGAAACGTTGTTAGGCAAGTTAGTACCAATATCATGTACCTTATCACCTGGGAAGAAAATTTTATCCCAGTCTTTAAAGATAGGTGGGTACCAGTCTTTGTTAATTCTATCTCCGTTAAACAACACAAGTCCAGGACGTAATGGAATTACTGTACTATCAAAGTGTGAATAACTATAGAATTTTTCTGCAAGATGAATTTTATATCCTAAAGGTTCAAGGATAGTTTTTAACCACTGTCCTCCTAATAGTGTACCACTGTTGCTAACTTGATAGATTAAATCTTTACCAAGTCTTACTACGTTAGGTGCATCAAACACAATTTCTTTATTAACAAGTGTAGGAATGCTTAGGTCTTCAAGTTGATAAATCTCGTCAAGTAGTCTTGGACGAGGCGCACTAATCCATTGTGAACCACCTGCCATTGCTTCATATAAAAATTCTCTGTATGCTGTAGTTTCGTATTGTCTTGCTCTCATTGCACCTGGACAATCAATAATAACATTGTTAAGTGGCAATAATAAATCTCGTGGACAGTATGTGTACCAACCTGTAGTTTTCCAATCTGGTGAACCAAATTCTATGCTGTGATCAATTGACTCTGGACGTCTAACTTTAACTCCAAGGTTAGTTAAAAGTTTAGCAAGTCCATTAAGATCTTCATTTGCTTCGTCAATTACCCACTCAGGACTTGGTCCTTCTAAGTCTTTGATATGTTCATATTTGCAATCTGCAAATCCAAAACTGTGTGTTGATTTATCTACTGTTGGTATTCTTGCATGATCGGCAATACCCACAAAACATTCTTCTAATGGATCCCAATCATTGTGACTACTTACTACTGTCATATTAATCTCCTTGGTTAGTATTCATATTTAAATGGCTGATATGAGATTAAGTGCCAGAACTGGTATTAACTATTTCACCTATTAGTTCGCTAATACATACCCTATTAACGTCACTGCCTCGGTTCCAATCCTTCCATTTGTCGTCTCCGATACCAAACATAATGCAGTCTGTAGGTAGTAAATTCTTATCTTCTATTGCTTGATTGTAAGCAGTTGTATACTGTTGCCAGTTCCAATCTACTGGAAAGTTTTGTATTAAACTATTTGCAATGCTTATGTCAATTCTGTTATTCATTTCTACAGAATTAAACACATCAATGCCGTCATCTGTATCTACACGTTCACAACGTACACCTACACGTAAAAATTCTGCGCCATAAAATGCTTTACTAATACTAAACGTAATAGTTTCTACGCATTTCCATTGTGCTAAATCTACGTTAATATTCTTTGTACAAGGATAATATGCAAAGTCAAGTAGCACAGGAATTTCTAAACTATTACAAATATCTAAGTAATATTCAAGGTCAACATGCTGTCTACCATAGTCGCTGAAAGGTACACTTGTGATTAACACATCGTCGTGTTCAAGTGGTTCGTCTTCGATGTATTCCCAATCACACCCATGTTTCAAACATGCACTGTGATACATAAATTCACCTTTGTGAAATCTAAAACGTTTGTTTTTGTGTCTAAAATAAAAATGATCAAAGGCTTGTACAGTACCGCAAACTAATTTTTGACTTGGAAATAAATCAAGTCCTATTAGTTTATTATTACCACTTGCACTAATCCAATCCATAAATGTTTTAATAAACGTAGATGGTAATTCTTCGTTATACAAATCATTTACAGGATTTAATTCTGTAATAAACTTTTTAATTGCGTTGTCCGTTACAGGTTTAGCGCCTCTTAAATTCATTCTTTACTCCAGTTATTTGCATTGTATACTTAGGTGACATTCCGCTATTAGAACTTAGATGTGGTTCATTTTTTTCAATAATAACAGCATCACCACGTTTCCAATTTGTAATAGGAGTCTTGTTTATTTCAAAGTAATGTCCGCTTTGCCAATCTTCAAGAAATATATTAACACGGATACAGCCATCAGGGTGTACATTATTATTTTTGGCAAACATGTAAAATGTATCAACATGCTCTGGTAAAACTTGTCCAGGTGCTTGTTGCATTAGTGCTACTGTACATCTATCAAACAATGTCTTACTAAAGTCTATAAAATTATGTGTTTCAGGAAATGCTTGTTTGTATTTTGTATTTTCTGCTGTGTAACCTGCAAGATGATATTTTTTATTTTGTGATTCAAAAGCAGTTGCTCTACCTTCATCGGTTACATTGTCTTTGTTTTCCCAAAGAACGTTCTTATATGGTAAGTCGGGTATGTCTAATCTTATTTGTTCCATGGCTTATCGTATGCTACTTTCTCTTTGTCATCAAACCAATACAAACTTCTGTGTGGAGGATGTTTAGAGTCATGCTCTGCGTTACTAACATAATAGAACAAACGCAATGCTTTTCTACTTGTACCTTTTGGGTTTGTCATCGGCTCTGGGTAACCGTGAAATGCAAAGTTATCGTAACTCCATATAACGGCATTACCTGCACCTACAGGAACTTTGCTATGTAAAGTTTCTCTTTTTCTATCGTAAAACTGTAACTGTCCACCCCAATCTTGATCCCAATCTTCATTAAGATAGATTACTAAACTTACCATGCGGTGTAATCTAAGTTGTTCATTCCAATTGAAATCGCTGTGTAATTTTAAACTGTCACCTGTTAATGACTTACAATATCCTGCACCAATAAGATGAGGATCAGGTATTAGGTCAACTGTATCTGTAACATCTTGCAACCACTTAATAAACTTTCCACTGTGTAGTGCATGTATAACTGCGTCTTGTACAGGCGTCTTATCAACGTTGTTGTATTCATACATACATGAACCTGCTCTTGTAAAATGCTTACAGTCTTCGAGCGGAACTTCTTCCAACTCTTTGGCCATTGCTTTTACAAGTTCATTAGGAATAAGGTTATCAATAGTTAATAAACTATAACTTGGGTGACTACGATACTTTTGTTGTAAGTCGTATGTGTTTGGAAAATTTTTTTCAATGTGATCTAAAAGTTGCTGTTTCATTTCTTAACTAATTCAAAACCTTTTCTATCTATACCTAATTCTGCAATGTAGATATCAACGTACTTGTCAATGATAGACTTGATTTCGGATTCAGTTGCAATGTCTTTCTTGATCATAAAACCTGTCCACGAAGTTGCAGTCTTTAGCAAATACTCGTCATGTGTTTCATACAACTTAGGTTCAAGTTTGTCATAACCATATTCTTCAGGTTTTTCTGCATCATGAAATATCATAACATCAGTTACACCTGTTAAACAATCAACTGTTGATTTCCTACAAGAAGCAAAGCCGTCTGTAAAAATTAAACTTGACTTATACGGCATTATTTTAATTTCATTTGCAAGTGATGTGTAGTAACTGTCAATAGCAGTTTTCTGTGATTCGTTAAGTTGGCTTGGTAAAATTTTAATGCTTTCAATACCAAGTGGAGCAATATCGTGATGCCTCCATTCACTCTTACTTGTAATAGCACCTAAGTTTTCTTCCTTGACTAAGTCTAACCATCCTTGTTCGCTTTCAACATGAATAATCTTTTGTGCAGGAAATCTAACAAATAAAGGTGTTGAATAACGTCCTACTCCTAATTCAAGTATTAGTTCGGGGTTAATTAATTCAACCATTGCTCTAACTACTGGTTGATGTGTGCTCCATCTATAATGGAAGTTTTTTCCGAATTTCTTTGCACTTTTAATTCTCATTGTTTCTCTCTACAGTATACACTTCTTTTACATTTTCAAAACTTTTGATTGAAGGTGTAATCAAAGGCTTTGATTTATTATTCTTTTTTACTTCTTTACGTGTTTGTCCAATTAACTCCATACTTGGCGTTACAAAAAACACTACATCAACATCTGGATAATATTCCAAACCTCTGTAATCAAAAAGCACAAACTTGTCAATATTATTTAAGTCCGCTACGTCAATTCTTGTGTTTTCTTGGCCCTTAATAGGATCAAGTAGCAAGTCGTCTACAAGAGTAAACTTATGTTCTAACTGTTGTAAATGCTTTCTAATATAAGTTTTTCCTGAAAATGATTTTCCTACTACTGCAATTTTATCATATTTGCTATTAACAATAGCCTGTATAGCATCGTCAATCTTCATCTTTTCTCTTGTACATCTAAAGAAAGGTCTGCTTACAGGTGTGTTACCCATATATTTGATTTCTGTGAAGTCTGTATATTCAACAAGATTTTGCATATACTTGTTGTATGTTTGTTTACCATGCCCTTCAAAATACATAACTTTGTTAGTTTTGCGACATGCTTTGCTTAAAATTCCGTATCTATTTTCAAGTTCAATAGTATCAATAACTGCAAGAAACATAACAACATCAAAGTTGTCTATGCTTGTCCAAAGAAAATTACTGTCTAAATCATCTACAACAAACTGTACATTTTCAATATCTAATTGATCTTTAATTTGATTTGCATTGTTTACTGCATTAGCATCATATTCAATACCCACAACATTTTTTGCACCCCAAGTTGATGCTTGAAAACTCATCTGTCCCATGTTGCACCCTAAGTCAACTACAGTAGCATCTTTGAAATCGTCTGGATCATAGTAAGCAATTCTACTGTTAAGATCACGTTTACCTTTAATACCCAACTGTGGTATTTCATGATAGTCATCAAACCAATTATCTCTTTTTACTAAATTTTTATTTTTTTTGCTCACTCTTTGCTCCTAAATTCCTTGTTAAACTTTCTGAGTTTATGTTTATACCAATAGAGTAGAATGGATGTAAACGTGCCACTGGTACATTTGTTGATGTTAGTTCTAATAACTTAGATCCAATTTGTTGATCGGCCGCTACAACATATCCATGTTCAGAAACAAAGTCTAACAATCTTTGTGCGCCTTGAGGTTTGATAATGTAACTCCATGCACCTCTAAAATAATTACCTACATAGTTTAGAGTACGTTTACCTTTTGCATGTATGTTATGATATGGTCCTACTACAACGTCTTCTTTCATGCTTTGTTCAACTGCATGATTATATGACCCACTGTAAGGATCAAACGGATCTAACTTACATACGTGCTTAAATTTTGTAAGTATATCTTTGGGCAAAGGTCTAATAAAATACCCGTCATGTTCAAGAATAAGATATGGAATATTATTTTCAATACATTCTTTCCATAGTCCGTAATGACTTAGAAAGCAACCAAGTACACCTAAGCGACCTTTTTTAACTTTGCTTATAGACTGAATACCGTACTTCGCACAAGCAATATTAAAGTCATTGCCGTTAACGGCGTTGAAGTATTGTATAGTAACTCCGTTTCTATAACCTTGTGCAACACACTCAGACGCCATTTGCACACTGTGGGCGTTGTCCTTTAAACATATAATCTTTGCTTTATAATCCATTTGCTACCTGATACTTAAACGTTTCTTCCCATGCAGTGCCGTTTTCATATTCTTCTCTACTAAACTGACTATGTGCAATGTGTTCGAGCATAGGTGTTCTATCAAATCCAAACTGTCCTTGCCAATGCTCAACTGCACTTTGTCCTAACACTTCAATTGGTTTACCTAAACACAATGCTTCGACAACTGCCATACTATGATATGTAATAACTTTTTTAGCATTATTCATCATAGGTATTATTTCAGCAAATCTGTGTCTACGTTTACCTTCCTTTTCTCTTATTACTAATGGCACATCTAAACTTTCATAATGTGCAATAGTTTGTTTACGCCATTCGTCATAATCTTGTCCCAAGTATTTAAAGATATTTGTGTTTCGTGGCATCACTAATAGGTTGTACTCACCTTTGTCATTCCAATCTTGGTAACGATCATCTAACTCAAGTGTGTGTATTCTACTGTTTTTAACAGGTCCTGGTTTAGTATTTTGTAGGGAATTGTAACTAATACGGTAATACATAGGGCGTTTGTAATTCCAATTGCCTACGTAACCGTTGTCTAAATGAAAAAAATTTAAGTTTTTATTTTCTTGTAATGCATCAAATACCCAATCACAGAATGGGTGACTAAATGCTAAAATTCTATCTTCTTGGATTTGTTCTTTGGATTCAATAATTGTTGTATCAAAATTATTAATAAGGTAAGGAAATAATTGTCCTCGTAGTTCGTATGATTTTTTAGGTATTTGGAAAGTTGGTTTAAATTGTGGCATCTTCCATACCAGCCACACGTAACTTAACAATATTAGTAATTTGCCATTGCTTCTGATCTAAGCCTTTAGTAATGCCTAACCATTTATTACGCATTAGTGCAAATTCATTAATAATCTTTTCCATATCAACTACATCTGCTTCACCGTCAACATACTTCTCAACATCACGACTCGACAATGCTCGTTGATAATTTTCAAGATACTTCTTAAAAAACGTACTACGTAATCTACGTAATTCGATGTTAAGATATTCTAATATTGCTTCAAGTTCTTGCAACTGATTGAAACGTTGTTCGACAAGGCCGGGCATTTCTGCCGCGGCCTTCTCAAGACTTCCAAATATACGGATTTCTTTTTTAGCCTGTAATAACTGATCGTTATAATAGTCTAACGCCTCAGGTATCTTACTAATATCTTTTGATATTTGGCTATACCACATGTTTAATCCCAATCGTCATCGTCCGCAGTCAATTCTTCATCAATATCAAGATAATAATTAATTGCCGCATCAAGATGATCATCTGTACCTAAACTCTCTTTAAGTGCTTCATCGCCCACACCATAATCTGCAAGTAGGTCAACAAATCTTTCTGCTAACGTTTCTACTTGTTTTTTATCTGTGTGTTCTTTAAAAAGATTCCAGGTATCTACGATTTGTGAACTATCCATAATCAACTTACTCCTCAGTGACTGTTTCGACTGTTTCTTCTGCCTCGTCCTCTACATCAGTAGTTACCTCTGACTGAACTTCACTGAACTCGTTCATGACTTTGTCAAGTAACGGTCCACCGGCTTCCCATGCTTTACGATACTCCTTAATTTCTTCTCCATCTTTGGATACAAATTTAAGTCTGTTACCGTCTTTCTTAAGCATATCTTTTTTCTCAAACAGATCAACAAGTCCACTGTAAGGATTCATACCTGTTTCGTATGGAATCTTAACTTGTACACCTTCGAACGGTTTTGCGTAACGTGTCTTCATTACTTTACAACCTGCTCTAATACCACGTACTTCGCTAATCTTATTACCCGCTTCATCTTCTTTTAGTTTCAATTTCTTCATTGCTACTACTATAGATGACGCATAGATAAATCCTTGTCCACCACTAATTTTATCATCAGGGTCGAACATATCTTGCGATGCATACGTATGGTTAGTACATACAAGTCCTACATTGTGTGAGCCAATCATATTAACTGTGTTTCTTACAAGTGATGTAAGTGCCTTAGGTTTTCTACCCATGTCACCCTTCATATCACCTTTGTTAAACTGATCAACATCTGTTGGTGTTAACAACATACCTAAACTATCAATTACAAATAATACTTTAGGACGTTCTTCTTCCGACATTTCTTTGTAATCTGCCATAAACGTTGATACTGTTTTAGCAACATCATCAATCATTGACATATTAAGTTTTAGTAGTTTGCTTTCGCTTGTATCAACATCAAGTGCTTGTAGCCAAGTTTCATCAAGTGCGTTCTCACTGTCAATTAGTACAACAAAGATACCTTGATCTTGTGCCGCCTTTACAATGTTACCTGCACAGATATAACTCTTACCTGCTCCTGACTCTCCTGCAAATACAGTTACCTTACCTAATGGAACACCTTTATGGAAGTCGCCACTAATAAGATAATTTAAGGCATAGTTTCCTGTACTAATCCAATCAGTAGGATCGTTAAAACCACTACTCATGCCTGTGATCGATTTAGTCAAGTTTTTACGAAACTTGGAAACGTCAAATGCTTTATTAGCCATATTATCTCCTTATTCAGATAATGTGTGGGGTTGCCCCCACACACTGTACTGCTATATTAGTTTTGACGTGAACGGATCATTGCAAGAATGTCTTCCGCACTATTGTCTGCTTTAGGTTCTGCCGCTGGTGCAGTTGTCGCCACTGCCGCTGGAGCCGCCTCTACTACTGGTGCCGGAGTTTCCTTCGGAGCCGGAGCAGTTGTTGCCGCTGGAGCAGTTGCTTGTGGATCACCTGTTCTTGCCTTCATTCCCGCTGGACGGAAATATTGACCAAAACGTTCAGTGTCATATGCTTCACCATCTACAGATGCTTGGAACATCTCTTGCATTACTTTAACCTCAACCTCTGAAGGCTTTTTAGGTAAAAAGTCTGACAAATTGAATAGACCATTCTTCTCAACGGCCGCATTTTCAACTTCTGTCAAAGGACGCTCTCTACGTGCCCAGTTACTTGTAGAATAATCTGCATAACCACCTTTAGAAGTTTTTATAATTCTAAAGTCTACACCTGAAGTGTAATCAGTTGGCAGTTCTTCCATATCTGGATCCATTAAAGCACCTTTAATAATTTGAAAAATCTGTGGACCAATAATAAAACGTCTTACTGGATTCTCTGGAGTACCATCTTCTGTTAGTCCGTTTTCAGTTACAAAGCCTTGGAACACGTATGAACGCTTCTTCCAATACTTACGACCCATGTCTTCTAAAGTAGGATCTTTAAACCAACCTCGAACTTCGTTTAAGATTGCACATGACTCACCATACATTTCCATGCAAGGGATTTGCACTTGTACTGGTCTTGAGTCAGTTTCGCCTTTTAAACCTGCGAAAGGTAGTTTGATCATCAAACGTTCTTTCCAAAAGAAAGTGTTTGTGTCATCCCCATCAGGTAAAAAACGGACAGTTGACTGTTCGCCTTCCTTTAAGTTCCAAAATGGGTAAATTGCGTTGTCGCCGCCGCTGTTAGAATTTCCGCTTGTGCGTGATTCTTGTTCTTTTAATTTAGCTCTTATTTCTGCTAATGTTGCCATTGTTAAGCCTCCTATATAATTTGCCTTTGGCTGTTATTGTATTGCCTTGATTGTGCAGTACTGTAAACAGTATAACACAAACTTACTTATAAAGTCAAGTGGAACTTTGTCAAAAAAGTGAATTAGTTAGCCAAACCTGCTAAATGTTTGATTCTTTCCATCTCACCATCTTGGTTAGTAACTAACTTTTTCATAATGATTGCCGCAGGAGCAAGACTTTCGTCTCCATATTTTTTCTCACATGCTGTAAGTACTGCTGTTTCACCTTTTGGAAAATTGTTAGTTGTGTAATCAAAATGACCTTTAATGAATTCATCTAATTCAAGTTCGTTCTTTTCACCTTTTTCTTCTGCGTCCCCATCTGCTTTTGATATTGAACCATCTGGACCAATTTTAACGTCCATGGTATCATCGTCAGTGGGTTCTTTTTCGGCCATCAGTTCATCTGCTGTCCAAAAATCTTCTAATCTAAGTCCTGCTTTTAAAATAGCATCTTCAAGTGTATGTTCTTCACCGTCTGGTGTTTTGAACTTATCACCCTTCTTCATGCCTGCCGCTTTTGCTTTTTGTACTGCTTGTGCGAAAGCATTGCCTTCAAAAGTTGTTGACTCGTCTTGTATTAATCCTTTTTGATGTTTTTCAAGTTCTTCTATTGAATCAAAAGTACCTGTTTCTTTACCGTCTTTGTAAGAAATAAATTTACCATCTTTATGTTTTGCCGCAAGTCCGTATTTGTTCATGCCCATGCTTGATGCTTCATCTGGACCTTGCTCATGTTTTGAGTTTGCAACTACATTATCTAAGTGTGAAGCAAAGTCACCATGCATGTCCATGCTTTCATCTTCAACACCATTATAGTTGTCAAAGAATTCT